CAGACTTCTAAAACCCAAACCGATATCTTTAATCATATTTGGTGGCTGCTATGGCCGGGGGCGCCACGCCCCGACAAGGTCTTATCAAATGCCTTGCTGTTGACCAAATCCAGGTGCATCAGGACAAATCATGGGCGAGGAACCCATCGACAACGTGACCAGTGGTGTCAATTCCAAACTCCTTAATAATTTCAGTGAGATCTTCCAAGACACCTGGGGTATTTCTCAAAATATACTGGGCACTGCCGAATCTCTCTTTATTGGTGGAGATATCGACACAAGCATCATGCATGTGCCACAGCAACTTCTCAACGTTGCCATACTTGGCTGTCTTCGTATGCATATCAATAAGGTGAGACGTGAAGTCTGCTTCATTGAAATGCCTTGCAACATCTCTTGAGCGGACTCCCAACGGAATCAATCGATCTGGATTAAACTCAACGTCTGCTACCAAATCGTCTCCGGAGCATGTCCATCCTTTACTACCTCCGAATGCAGCCATCACTGAACGTGCAAACGTGTTTTGTGTAGTCGTGGACAATTGCCCAGAGCACGTAACTCCGTGTTTCATCACCTCCCAGATGTCACCATTATTGTTCAGCACATGGCTGGACAACACATGGGAATATCTGGCAATGAGCCGAGACACCTCTGGATCTTTGCAGTTGTCTGCTCTGCGCTGACCATCTGCGATGATAAAAGAGGCGTCAATAGACAGGTCAAAGGCCCTGGCGTCGCTCGTGATGTTCTTCTCGCCGACACCCTCGTGTCTAAAAGCTTTCACCAAGCGTTCCAGGCCCTCCGGACTGTGTCCAAGGCCCAAAGCGGCGCAGTTGAGATCACCGCGCTGATATGCATCGATATGGGCGGCATTGTCTGCCTTATGAAGCATGGATTGCACAGTAAGATCGATAAGGCTACTGATCCATATGAGTCTGAACCGACCTTCCTGGGTCTTCGCTGGCGAGTGACCCTCGCCCTTCATGAAGATCTCCTTAATGTCGGCCAGGCCATACTTGACCAGCTCAATAGCTGACAGCTCGGTGATTTGTTTGCCTGCAACGGCAATCAACACCAACCTGCAAAGTGCCAAATCTGTAAGCTCCTGTGTATGCTCTCTCGCCCACACTGCCTTTCTAAGGTTCCTGTAACGGCTGCTGAAACCAGATGACTTATCTTCATAAGCCAAATATGTCTTGAGGAAACCACGCTCACCTTCTTCCAAATAAGAGGTGATGCTGACTTGACCAATTCCATCAGCATACTTCTGGCGTGCAAGTGCAACAGCATCTTCAAACTCCTCCTTCTGTTGTCCAGTAAGTTGAGGTGGTGTGGCCTGTGCTTCTTTTGCTTGCGCTCTCAAAGAAATATCAATATTTTTCTTTGTGTTCGCAGGAACTGTGTACTCTCCTTTCTCACATCCATGCAACTTATTGCTGTGATAATTTTCTGCGAGAGAACGGATCCTTGCTTGAAGCTTAGCCACGAAGCTTTCCGCTTCCGGCTCACTCTTCTTCTTTTGTCGGGGACGTGGCGCATCAATAGTACCACACCTCTTGAAGTAAGGGTTGCCATTGCGGTCCGGGATCGTCTCAGCATCTTCCGTCTCTTGCCACTCCGGCGCCAACTTCTGCATGTAATCACGCATAGTCATCATCGACGGAGTCTCCAAAACAGCTGTAAGCCTCTCCCTGACATCACTCGACGCTTCCTCATTGTAGTAGGAAATACGCTTCAATGCCATCGGGGCATGGCCCTCTAGCAACATGTCGTGTTTCCATCCACGCACTTGAGTGTTAAGGTCAAGCTTGTTGTGCTCCTTGGCTATATTTATGGCCTGCTCTGCACTTTCTCCTCCAGTCATAGGCGGCACCACTTTCGGAACGGGCGCCGCTTGCTCTGGCGACAACCGGATCAACGGAACATTAACTAGCTTCTTGCTAACCGCATGGCCAGTCCAATTGTGACCATGAATAAGTTCGTTGTCCTCGTCTTCAGCAGCTGAATCGTATTCCAGCTGTTCATGTTCCTTCTGCATCGCATCGTAATATTCTGCCCATTTCCTAGCACGTCTCTCCTTCTTGCTCTCTCTGGACTCTCCTTGAGGTTGGTTCAATTCCTCCCTCATTCTCCAGAGCTGTTCAAGCAGGGGTGAGACGGCAAGACCCATCTGCTCCAGATTGGCCATGATGGCGTCTGCAGTCATGAACAAGTTGCACTTCCCTTGATGTGCCTTCAACGAATGTGAAGGAACTCCCAACCACATGCCAGCCAGCTTGTCGCCATTATTGACAACGTAAACGCCGGCTGAGCTGGCTCCGGGCTTGGACAATATCTTCGCAAGTGCCAGACCCAGCTCATGTGACTTGAGGTCACTCTCTGGAATCTGGCCTGTCTCTGTGATGATAGTGCCAAAATCGTCCGTAGCGTACGTGATTGAACCAGGTTGCAGCTCGTAGTTGCGCGTGACATCACGGTCAACTAAAGACTTGACTCCAATGGCAGAAATCTCATCTTTCATGAGCGGTATGGCAACAAAGTCCAAAAAGGTACAAGTGTGTCTCCACTCGTCCCATGCTGGTGCTCCATGGTTATCCAAATACACTGCTCTTGAAAGGTCGATGCGCACTCCAGGCTTGCCCTGCAAGCCTGGACCTGGATTCTTGTTCTTGCCTCGCACAATAAGATACTGATGTCTACGCAACTTGTGTCTGCACATAATCAAAATGTCATTAAACACAGTGCCAGCGGAATAATAGTTCTCAAGATCATCATAGAGCAAAACCTGCCCTTTCTTGAGTTCCGACACATCAATTCTCCTCTGCATGCTTGGCACACCCGCCAAAGCACATTCTCCTGGTGACATATCTCGTCTTGTTGCCGGTTCCACTGGCTCAAAGTCGTAAGACGTTGTAACATAACCGTCTGGGTCAACGGTAGTACGAATGCCCTTTAACTTACCTTTCTGAACGGAACCATCATCGTGACGAAAGAAATCTTTGTCATTCCAATGGAAATATCCATGCTTTGCGGGCGGCCCTCCGATGACAATCTCTGCCTTATACGGCTCTTCTTTGCTCCTGGGTGTCCAGAGTCTAGATATTTTGTCATGGAGGGGCTTGAAGGTCCACACTGTGGCGTAGGCTATGTACAGTCCCAAGATCTTGATCCGGCGCATGAAGTCAGCGCCGTTGAAGACAACGAACTTTCCAAACTTCTGTGCGGCCCACAAAAGCGTGAGCCACACCACCGTGCGAACAACACCCGGTTCTGTAGGACACAAGCCCACGAACCCCAAAGAGATCTCAACCGCTTTAACAAAAGTGGTATCAACAACTTTCGAAATAGTAGCGATCATCGTGCGTGCAGTAAAATACCAACAAACACGGAAAATGGTAATAGAATGGCAGATGGCTGATTATCCTCAGCTAGTAACTTTCTAAAAACCAAGTAAAT